GGCCGATCTCATGCGCGGACGCACACTTTGCAATATGCACGGTGTGTTCGTGCAATCAGATGGAAGACTGCTCAAACAACTATGCGCACATCTGCAAAAGTCAGGCAGAATCGACACTTCCGCCGACAATAGCAGACAGCGAAAATTTTGGTCCCTCTATCTCAGCTCAATAGACGCCGGTATGTTCATGGGTGATGATGCCCTTGAACCCTGGTTCGAAGATGCCATAAATGAATACTTGCGTGTTGGCAAACGCATCAAATTCTTTGAACGCATTGACGATGGAACATTCCAGTTTTGCTCCAGATCCTTTGATGTTGATGCTAGAGACTTGGTTCCAGAATCCAAATATAAGATGTTGGCAACACTACTTAATACAAACGAACCCATGAGGGAACGAATGGAAAAGGTCGCTGCCTATCGTCACGAAGCTCGTTTTATGCCTGATCTTGATCAGGATCTTTTATTGCTTGAAGCCATTGGCTTCATCTGATGCGTCCTACTATTTAAACCCAAAACAGTTACTTCTGTGCTAAATCGATTACCTACGGGGAAAGTAAACGCCGAGAGACTGCACGGGTTACCCGATTACTTTCGAGGAAAGGATTAGGAGGATGTACAGTCCTTGTGCTGTTGCAAGTGTGCATGACCTCAACAGAAACTCAGGCGGCTGGTATTCCGACTAAAACAACTACCCCCAACATGGTGCGCGAACTCCACGCACCGTTGGTGAAAGCCACTATGGAGTACTTTTCTGCGGTGCTGGACTCTGTTGATTCTAAAGAGGATCTTCAGGACTGGTTCCAGAAAGTCATTTCCTTCCTTAATACTACGTCTACTACGATGACTCAAGATGTCGCTATCTTTGAGAAATTTCTCAAGAACCGGCCAAAGACCATCCAACACAAAGGCAAAGGAAAAGGAAAATTCTTCGCCCCTGGGAAAGGCGGAAATGGACCCGTCTTCGGACCTGGTAACAAGAAAGGAATTGCGGAAGCTGCAAAACAGATTGCAAAAGCAACTGTCAAAGCAGTTGTCAAGTCAAAACCTGGAAAACCAGGAAAGAACAAGGCCAAGAAATCCAAGAAGAAGGGCGGTCGTGATTACGCTTCTGTCGTCCTTAACCCTGGCGGTGACTATATTTGTCGGATACCTGACGAAATCGTTACAAAATCAGGGTTAGTTAGGGCTATGTTCCATGGCAAATACACTTTTAATGCTCACAGTGGCACTGCTGTCACTAAAGCTGGTGGATTTAGTCTATGGCCAGACCCCAACTACTTCTTTGTTCCCATGGTGCAACACATTGCCGGAACGGACAACTTTTATGATTTGTCCTCAGATGGCACTAGTTTCAACTCCCAACAAGCAATGCCGAATTTTGCAGCGGCTGTTAATTCAGGACCGGCCAAAATTCGCTGTGTTTCGCTGGGTGGAACAATCACATACATGGGAACAGAATTACAGCGTTCGGGCCGTTATGTTATCGGCATGGTCAACAATGGCAAAAGTGCTTCCACGGTACCTAGTACTGGGACGTATATTTCAGCCTTGTCCACTGCCGTCAATAGCTACCAATGGTCCACAACACAACTTGAGAATGTTATGACTAGGTTTGAAGAACATCGAATCACTGGTGACACAATCCATTTTAATTGGATTCCAAATAAGATTCCTTCTTACCAATCTTTAGATTACACGACTGCTAGTACCGAGTATCCTTATACCGGTTCTGCAGGATTTTCTCCTATCATCGACAACTACCTCGCAGCCCCTTCGGGTGGGTGTGGATGTGAAGCAGGACTCGGG